TTGCATTGCTTGCCACCTGGATGGGATTAAAAATACGTACGTTTCAATACACCATTGTGATGGCAGGACAAAACCTGGGGCGCACATGAAAGTATTGGCGTTATGCAACGGACACCACCAATCAGGCAACAAGTACCCAAATCGAGAAGGAGAACCGTACCCAAGCATACATCCATGGAAAAAACGATTTGAAACTAAGTACGGGACACAACAAGAGCTTATCGAACTCACAAATAGGCTGGTTTATGGAAAAATATAGCGTAAATTTGCCATGTTCAGAAAAAAACTTTTCAAGGCAATACGGTTGGGTAGGTTAAATCAAAATATTGTTAAAGTGCCGTTTTTATGCACAGTTTTTGCGATTACATAATTGAATAGAAAATTTAATAAGAGCTTGACAAATAATATTGCAAGTGGTCAAATTAACGTAATTTTTATGTAAAGAGATGGATTTATGAATTTAAAAGATATTTATGGAGATTCTTTAACAAAGTCGATGTTTTTCAATTCAACTTTTGACGGCTGTCAAATCATAGGCAAATACGCGAGAATTTCTTTGGAATTTGATGGAAACATCCCGGTACTGGATATTTGGCTAACGCCTAAAGGGAAAATGCGCGAAGGGTTCACTTCGAGAAAATTAACTTTTTTGCTTAAAAAATGGGTAGGGGAAGAAAAGTGGGTCGTTCTGGATGGTGAAGCATGGTGCAAGTCAAGGGAATTAAGCAGTGTAAACAATAACTTAAAAATTCTTGGACTTAAAAAGAAACCTGTTGTGACAGAAGAAACAAAGGCGATTAGGCTAATGGCATTGAAACGAGCCAGATGATTTGCCAAAAATGTAACGCAGAAATAAAAGTTAGCAGGTCTACCGCCCAGAACTCCCTTATGTGGGCTTGGCTAAGCGACATGGAAAGTTCTATCGTCAATGAATATGCAGGAAATTCCGTTGAATGGTGGCACAGAGAAATGAAATACCGTTACCTTTGCCCGATATTCATTCGTGATGATCCTGGATACTCAGAAATGGTTACGGTATTAAACGACATCAAGGACATAGACGGCTACGAGCAACTAAGAGACGGCATTATTAACCTGACATCAACGACTAAGTGCAGCGTTGAACAATTTAGTGAATACTTGGGCAAGATTGAGAAATACTGCCATGAGCGGGGTATTTCGCTAAGAACAGATAGTGGCAGTTTGTATCAATTAGCAATGGGTGAGAAATGAAAACATTTGAAGAATATAATAATTCTATTGTTGCGCCAATCTTAGCTAGGCAGCAACATTTTGATAAAAGAACAATAAATTTTACCTATGACAGCATGAAAGATTGCTGGAATGCAGCCACCGAAGCCATGCAAGCTAAACTAGACGCTAAGGACAAAGAACTGGAAGTATTTAGAAATTTTGCCAATGAAGTTATTTCAGAATGCTACAAACACTCAAATATTTGGTTTTTGCCAAAAGTTTATAATCTTATCGACGAAAACGGAAACCCAACAAAACTACTTACAGGTGAATAAAATATGGATAATCAAGATTACATTGTCTTAAGAAATACAAAAAAAGAAGACGAATATAGTGCTGCTCATGATTTGGATAATAAGGTTGATGAGCTGCAAGAAAAGTTAGACGCTAAGGATAAAGAACTGGAAGCTTTACGTGGGTTTGCTCAAGATTACCTTGATGATTTGATAAATGATTGCAGTTATCGGGATGCGGCTAAAGAAGCTGGTTTCCAGGCGTATATTGACCGCCTTAAGGCAATTCTTACGGCGGACAAATGATAATTTGCTTTGAATTTGAAGAATATATGTATAAAGAAGAAGCGCGAAAACAGGTTATGGAGTTTTTGGTGGGTGGTTGATGTTAGATAAATTACAAGCACTGTTTCCAAGGCATTACCGGAGCGGCGATATATTGCTAATTAATGCCGATTGCATGGATGTAATGTCGGCTATGGGGGATAAGTGCGTGGATTTGGCTTGCGTAGACCCGCCTTATGGGATTGATATAAATTCAAGCGGTAGATTAGGATGGATAGGAGGTAATAAGTCATGGGATTTGGAAATACCAAACGATAAATATTTTAAAGAACTTGATAGATTGTCACATAATAAAATAATTTGGGGAGGTAATTATTTTAATTTACCGTCTACCAGATGTTTTTTAATATGGGATAAGCAGCAACCAGAAGATGTAAGCTTTGCAAGTTGCGAATATGCTTGGACTTCGTTTGATAAATCAGCAAAAACATATTATCAACGACCACAAAATTTAGATAAAGGGCGCATACACCCAACCCAAAAGCCCGTAAAGTTATACGAATGGATATTACTCAACTACGCAAAACCAGGACAAACAATCATGGACACGCATCTTGGTTCAGCATCATCGGCAATAGCCGCGCATTACTTTGGCTGCACGTTTGTCGGCGTTGAACTGGACGAGGATTACTTTGCCGCAAGCGTTGAGCGTTTTAAGCTGGCAACGGCTCAGACTGATTTAATGGATTTTGCTTGACTTAATCTGTGTATGTGCTAGTATTTACCTATCGTACATCGTGGTGGTGTACGGCTTAACGGGCGGCAGTGTGTATAGTAAGCACACCATTATTTTGTATCCGGCCTGTTATGCAAATTAATGACTTACCAGGCCGCCTTTAAGTATATATACCTAAGAAAGCCCGATTCATTAATTTGTTTTGGGCTTTTTTTATGCCCGAAGGTTTACCCCTAACTGACAGGTAGAAAAGGCAGCCCCGGCTTGGTTCAGCGAACAGGGGGGAATGCAGGACGGGTTTGAGCCGACCGCTCCCTTAAACAAGGAGGCAAATAGCACTCAAAACTGGTATGTCGTTCGGGTTTGTCACGATTCCCTAGGCATCAGACGGGAGATGGATTTCCCAGTGGTCTTGTCGTAACCATGCGTTTACAGATGGCGCGAATGCGATGTGCTAGGACAATGCTCTTTTTTCCCCCGCGAGATGCGGCTGACGTGATAAGTGTCCTTTATAATTTTCTGCATTCCGTGATTGGCAGGTAGGCACATTATGTCTATCCTGCCAGATGAGGTTCTAGTGATACCTATGCTCAAAATTTAGGTAATTGGTGAAAAATGGCAAAGACAGCTTATAGCAAATGCGTAAAGTGCGGGACTAAAGTTAAATGGCTTCAAGTTAACGGCAGATGGCAGCTTAAAAATAATGATGATGGGCAAGACCATTGGGATTTGTGCAGAGAGATAACCCGTAAAAATGAATCGCCTGAACCTGTATTTATTGGCAGGACTGGGCAGCATAATGTCATTAAGGCATTCGATGGGCTTCCCTGGGAATAATAAATTAATGACAGAAACCAAGCCAAAGTACAAAGCAAGCAAGTACCGTAACGTAAAGACAACGGTTGACGGCATAACTTACGACAGCGCAAAAGAAGCAAGGCGGCATCAAGAGCTATTGTTAATGGAAAGAGCAGGGTTAATACATGGATTGGAGCGTCAAAAACCTTTTGTTTTGGTAAAATCTGTTGTTCTCGATGGCCGAAAAAAACCAGCGATTAGGTATTTTGCAGACTTTTATTATCGGATATGCGTTAACGGGGAATATAGCCTTTTCGTCGAGGACACAAAAAGTCCAATAACTCGAAAAGACCCGCTTTATCGTGCTAAAAAGCACATGATGAAAGCCTTTCATGATATTGAAATAACAGAGGTTTGAGAAAGGAAGTCAATTTGTGACTTATGTCACACTAAGTAATATTACCTATTGCAAGAATGCAATAATCTGTTATTCTTATACCGTGGCTTAGGCTTAGCGGCTGAACACCTGGATACACCTGCCAGGCCGCCACATTTTCTACAGGTGATATTTTTTGAGGTGAAAAAATGATAAGTGAAAGATTAAAACAGCTAGTAGCAGAAGAAGCAAAGAGCTTAATGGAGTATGCAACAGTTGAAGAAAGAAATAAATTAAATTTTAAGGAATTAAAACCTAACTATATTACATCATGTATTTATGGGCAGATGACGGGGGGCTGCAGGAATGTTAGGGCGGTTGAATTGCTTAACCAATGTGCAAAGCCTTATTCGAGGCAGCTTTTAAGGCATTCTAAGCCATTAAATAATAAAGAATTTGATGTGGACAGTTTTTATTTCTATTCACCGATAGAGTGTTATATAAACAAGAATGAAGCAAAAAATGAAAGCCTAATCTCTTACCTGCGTGGTGAGACTGATAATCTTAAGTTGTGATTTTTTGAGGTGAAAAAATGACAAATGATTTATCCACCGAAGCGACAACGATTGGGCGGATGACGCATTTCTATTGCTCGGTGTGTGATGCTATACGGCCTGTGTTATTTGAGGGAGCATGTCACGAAGATAAGTCGGGTCTTTTTGTCGGCGGTGATGTTATGTGTACCGTGTGTCCACACATTATTGCGACTGTGTACATTAGGAACAGTAATTAATTAAATTTAATATTTTTTGAGGTGAAAAAATGAAAATATTTACAGCAATATTAATAACATGGGTTATGTGTCTTGTGGTTGGCGTGGCTAATGCCGATGTAATCATGCAAGACATGTCAGGCCAACAATGGCGTAACAGCCAATACCAAGAACAAGAATACGAGCGCAGGCAGGCGCAGGCGTTGGAACGTATGGCGCAACAGCCGCAACCGGATCAGCTTAACCAGTCTACACCAATGTACCCTAATGGCAACATAAGCAGAATCCCGCCGGTTATCGAAAATAACGACGATGGGTATTATGCCGCTTATGTGGCGGCGGCTATAGCCAAGAAAAATAAACCTAATATTGAATTGTTTAGCTATGTGCCAACACCAAAACCAGGTGATCTTGTGATGGACTATAGCAATGGCGTTAAATTAGTGGTTTGGTTAAGCGAAGGGTTTATAAAAGACGATATTGGAAAATCAATAGCGGTTACTTCTGGGGTAATCGGTGCTGACAATAAAGGTCACGCAGAACAATATGCTTATGGTTGTGACAATCATTTGATAGTGTACGGGCATAAGCAAAAGATTTTAGATGAAGGCAGTCCAACTCGCGTTATGTTTGATGAGGTTTGCCGGAAATACGGGCTTTAATTGTTGATAATAAGTTGATTTTAGGTTATAAGTTATTGATATTATAAGTAGACGGAAAAAATTAACGCTTATCAATGGCTAATAATCAAAAATACACGGAAGCAAAAAGCACAGTTGCCAAACATCAGGCTTGGCGCGATGCAATTGCTACAACTCAGATAATCAATAGGTTAAATGGTTTTGCGTTGGGTGCTGGACTTGAACCAAGAACCAAAAAGCCTATTGAGATGACTCCAGCGCAAATCAAGGCGGCGGAAATATTGTTGAAAAAAACATTGCCTGACTTAAAGCAAATTGAGCATACCGGCGAAGGTGGCGGGCCGTTGATAGTTCAGATAGTCCAATATGGGACACTGGATGAAAATCAAAACGCTAATTTGTAATGCCTGTTATCCAACTGCCCAACAAATGGAGACCACGTGCCTATCAGCTTCCGTTATGGGATTACCTTGAGAAAGGTGGTCGTCATGCAGAAGCTGTGTGGCACCGATGACGAAGGGCAGGGAAAGACGACGTTTGTTTGCATTGGGCGGCCATATCAGCTTTTAAGAGGAAAGCTAACTATTGGCATTGTCTGCCTGAAGCCGCCCAAGCTAGAAAGGCGATATGGAAAGCTATTAACCCACATACCGGCATATTACGCATAGATGAGGCATTTCCGCATGAGTTGAGAAAATCAACAAATGATACGGAAATGTTAATAACGTTTAAAAATGGTTCATCGTGGCAAGTTGTTGGCTCAGACAATTTTAATTCTTTAGTCGGTTCTGCCCCTGCTGGAATAGTTTATTCAGAATGGGCGTTGGCCAATCCCAATGCCAGAGCGTATTTACGCCCGATTATCGCAGAGAATAATGGCTGGCAGTTGTTTATCACTACTCCAAGGGGCAGAAACCACGCCCATACAACCTATAAATCAGCAAAAAATGACCCGAAAGCTTTTGCACAGATATTAACGGCAAAAGATACCGGAGTTTTTAGCGAAGAGAGGTTACAGGAAGAGCTAGGGAACTATATTTCAGAATTTGGCGAAGAATACGGGACAGCAAAGTTTGAGCAGGAATACTTATGTTCATTCTCAGCCGCCAACATTGGAGCTATTCTTGCTAGGAACGTTGACAAGCTTGAACGCATGGGCAGGATAAATGACGATGTTGCTTACGATCCGATGGGCAGCGATATATTCATCAGTGCTGATATTGGCAGACGTGACACGGCCACTTGGTATTTTTGGCAGCCTAAAATTGGCGGGTATTCCATCATAGACCATGATTCAGGGTTTGGCATTGATGCGGAGGATTGGTGCGAAAGAATAGCGGCCAGGCTTGCAAAATATGTAAAGGACAATGGCAAAAGTGCGCTTGGTGTAATTTATTTGCCACATGACGCGAAGGCCAAGACATTTGCGGCGAAATATTCAGCGCAAGAAGTCTTTGCCCGGTTCTTTGGCTGGGATAAGATTAGGATAACGCCTAATAGCTCAATATCTGACAGGATTAATGCGGCGCGTACTGTCATTATGAAATGCGAATTTCATGAAACCAATTGTCAAACCGGTCTCGATGGTTTGCGTGGGTGGTCTTATGAATACGATGAAGAAAATAAAGTGCTGAGCACATTACCGAAGCACGATTTTTTTTCACACGAAGGCGATGGATTTTCTTACGGATGCGTTATTATCAACACATATAAACCAGAGCCAAAGAAATCAACAAAGGTTAAATATTGGGAAAATATGACCGTTGATGAGCTTTGGGCGGAAACTAATCGAGCAAAGGAAAGTAGAATTTGACATAATTCAACACTTTATGTTAAATAGTAGTCTATATGCCACTATAGGTTGTGTATGGAATCTACTAGCACCACAATATCTGAAAGAACTCCCTCAAAACCGTGGCTTGATGAGCTTAAACGCTACGAGAAAAAATATGAGAAGTTTTCAACTAACGGCAAACACGTTATTGACCGTTTTAGGGGCGAAGCCCGCACCGAGCTAGGCTCACGCTTCAACATCCTCCGCGCTAATGTAGCGACATTAAAGCCCGCACTATACGCGCAACCGCCTAAGCCTGTTGTTTCCAGGCGTTTCAAAGACAAAACCCCTGCCGCACGGATGGCAAGCACTATTTTAGAGCGATGCCTTGATTATGAGATTACCAACTATTGCGATTATGACAGCGCGTTAAGCAATGCGGTTATTGATAGGTTGTTGCCTGGTCGTGGTGTGGCGTGGGTGCGTTACGAGCCAATCGCTCAAGACCAGGAAACTCAGATTACCGAGGACGTTGAGGAAGGCTCAGGCTATGAAAATGAGGACTCTAACGCTATTGCAGGCCAAGAAGAGCCATTAATCGAGCTGGTATCTGAAACCACGCCATGTGATTACGTGTACTGGAAAGATTTTGCCCACAATGCCAATGCGAGGACGTGGGAAGAAGTCGTATGGGTTGCAAGAAAGGTCTGTATTGAAAAAGGCGCGGGTGTTGAGCGGTTTGGCGATGTGTTCAAGCTGTTGCCGCCTGCAAAGCATGAAGATGATAAGCAAGATGAGAAAACCCAGTCAAATTATTCAAATATATGGGAAATATGGCATAAACCAACAAAAAAGGTGCATTGGGTATGCGAGGGTTTTGACTACGAACTGGACAGCAAGGACGACCCATTAGGATTAAAAGAGTTTTTCCCATGCCCTAAACCGTTATATTCGGCATTGACCACAGATAGCCTTATTCCCCGTCCTGATTATTCGCTGTACCAAGACCAGGCCAACGAGCTAGATCGAGTGACGGCGAAAATTACCGATTTGGTGACTAGCCTGGAAATGAAGGGCTTTTATGCTAAGGAAGCAACTGGGCTAGCTAACCTGTTAAGCCCGGATAACAATACCAAAATGATTCCGCTTGATAATTGGGCGGCATTGGCTGAGAAGGGCGGCATTGGCGGCATGGTAGATTTTGTGCCATTAGACCCGCAAATTAAGGCATTGGCGCAGTTATATCAGCAACGTGACTCATTAATTGAAGTCATTTACCAATTATCGGGCATATCTGACATTCAGCGCGGCTCAGGTGACCCGAATGAAACCGCAACAGCGCAGCAGATAAAGGCGCAGTTTTCTAGCATCCGACTTGGCGAAATGAAACAGGACGTGGCGCGGTTTGCGCGTGATCTGCTTAGAATGAAGGCTGAAGTCATGGCCGAGAAGTACCAACCACAAACATTGGTTGAAATGTCTGGAGTTCAGGCATTGCCAGAAGTGCAGGAAAACCCGCAAATCTTGATGGAGGCTATTCAGTTATTGCAGAACGAACGGCTTAGGAATTTCAGCATTGACATTGAAAACGATACGTTGGTGGAAATGGATGAACGGGCAGAGCAGCAAGCAAGAACCGAGTTTTTAGGTGCATTAACGCCATTTATCGAAAAATCCATGATGATTGGTCAGCAATCCCCGCAAATGTTGCCGGTCATTAAAGAAATGATGCTTTTTGGTGTGCGCGGCTTTAAGGTTGGGCAATCAATGGAGTCAGTGTTAGAAAGCACGTTCGACCAGTTGGATGAAGAGCAAAAGCAAGCCGCTATGCAGCCGCCACAGCCTGACCCGGTGGAAATGCAAATACAGGCAGATCAGCAGGCAAAGCAGCTTGAGTTGCAAGCTAAGGCGCAAGAATCACAATTACGGATGCAATCAGAACAACAGCGTTTCCAGTTGGACGAATCCAAGGCGATGAACGATGTACAAGTCAAACAAATGGACATACAGGCGCGTAATGAGCTTGAGATTCGCAAACTTGACCTTGAACGCTGGAAGGTTGAACGGCAAGAGCAGACTAAGCTATTAATTGCAAAAATGAACCATGAAAGCTCAGTACAGCTTGCCAACATGAAGCCGGACGAGGTTACAGAGTACGACGACGAAGGCAACGAGAAGCCGAGACAAGTTGTCACCAGTATTGTTGAGCAAATCGCGGCAGCTAATGAAGGTCTAGTTAAACAGATTGCCGAAGTTAATCGGCAAATGCTGGAAACAGTAATTAAGAAAATGGATAGGCCTAAGGTGCTTGTTAAGGATGCCAACGGTAATAAGATGGCGGTGCCAATAGATGAGGATGTGTAATGATAAACTATAGACCTAGTGTTAAACCAGCATTAAATAGCTTATTAAATGAAGCTATTTTGGAAAATCCAAACAAAAATATTCGCATTTTTGATAGCGACAATAATATTTTGATGGGCCATTGGGTTGGTAAAAACGTGGAAACAATATGTTTTAGAGCTATTGGCGATCTTTACGGTAAATATGGCAAATACTGTTCAGATAAATGATGAATTAACAGAATAGGGGAAATAACTTGGCTAGTACAGCATTCACCAATTTCACGCGTAATCTATGTCTTGCACGGCATAACTTTTCGAGTGACACCTTAAAAGTTTTGCTTGTGTCAAGCGTACCGTCCGAAGCGAATCTTGATTCATGGATAGCCCGAAGCGATGTGACCAACGAGATAACTGGCACAGGCTACACGGCAGGTGGCATAGCGCAGGCTTACACGTTTAATGCGATTGATACCGCAAATAACCGCAGTACGATTACATTAACCGATATTGTTAACGGCTGGACAGGTGCGACATTTAGCGCGGCAGGCGCAATCGTGTATAAGAATAGCGGTGTTGCGTCAACGGATTATCTGATTGATTTTGTCGATTTTTTAGGCACAATTACCACAACGGCGGGTAATTTCAGCATTGATTATGTTTCAGATATCCTGATAACTAGAGTTTAACTTATGCCAATCGTTAGCTTAGATAACTGGTTTGCTAGTAATAAGCAGCAATTTACTATGTTCAGGTCGGCTTCGGCTACTACGGTTGCAGCCGTTCCGTTCACGGTGTTTGATTTAGCAGGGCAGCCAGGGGCGGGTACGTTAGCAGGTACTAGCGCGGCGGCAGGTGTTGTGCCTACAGACTTAGACAACGGTTTTCCAGCCATAACGCCATTTGTCGGGGCTAAGGGCTATCTTAACAATGTCGTCATGAGCAATACGGTTGCTTGCCGTATTTACCTGTTCGATATGCTGTTTAAGGCAGGCGCATACGCATTTAACGCTAACGTGACCTTAGCCGGACAGCCTAGCTATTCATCCAGAGTCCCAGGCGGCACGGATTACACCAGTACTGAGCTATGGATTGAAGCGGTCACTGCATTTACTGGCAACCAGAGCATAGCGATAACTTACACCAATCAGGCAGGAGTAGCAGGACGGACAACTGGAACGATTGCAACCGGCGTTGCACCAATTATCCGCCGTATGTTTAGACTGCCCTTGCAAGCGGGTGATACCGGCATACAACAGGTTAATAGCGTTGTATCAACCGTATCAACGGCGGGTACGTTTAATGTATTGGTGCTTAGGCGGTTAGGTACGGGTAGGGTCGGCACTAACGGCCTATTTAATCTGGATTTGGCGTTTAATGGTTCGCCAGAAATTTTCGCTACGAGTGCGTTATACCCAGTTATTGTGGCTGATTCAACTTCGAGCGGCATTCCTGAATTATTCGGCACAATTACGGATTTTTAATGGCTATTGCAACCTACGCAGATTACAAGGCGGATAAGAATCAAACGGTAGAAGTGTTTAATGCAACTAGCGTTACCAGCATTGCTAGTGCTATGTTTAGTTGTTGGAATGGTACATTAGCCGGCGCTAATACCGCTAATGGCGTTGTGCCTACAGATTCCGATACAGGATTCCCCGATTACGGCCCAAGGCTTGATACGTTCGGTGCTGGTGCTAAGGGCTATTTAACTAGGGCAGTTTTTGTTAATCAGGGCGCGAATAGTTCTAATGGGTTGGGCATATTGTTCGATATGGTCTTTAAGGCGGGGGCGTATGCGTTCAATGCAAATACTACATTGGCATCACAGCCAAGCTATGCAGCGAGAATGCCGGGCGGTACGGATTACTCTGACACAGAGCTATGGTTCGAGTGCGTTACCGCGTTCACTGGCAACTTAACGCTAACTGTGACCTATACCAATCAGGCAGGAGTAGCAGGACGGACGACCGGCTCATTTGCGCCAGGTGTTGCGCCAACTGTAAGAAGGTGTTTTAGATTGCCGTTACAAGCAGGGGACACCGGTATACAGAGGGTTGATAGCGTAGTTTCGACGGTGGCAACCGTAGGCACGTTTAACATATTGGTATTGCGTAGGCTGGGCATGGGTCGAGTATTGTCAGTTACTCAAGACGTTAGGACACCAAATGTTAATGGTGCAGATGTGCTTATGACAGGGATGCAAGAAGTGTTTGATACGTCATGTTTTACAGTGATACAGCTATGTGACGGAACTACCACAGGGCAACCGTATTACTTGGCTGAGTTGACAAGTGGCTAATGGAATAATCCGCACCAATCCCATAGGGCGTTACACCTTATGGGATATGCGTACCGATGTAAATGAAGTTGATTCAGCATTAGGCGGAGAATTTTGGGACGAAGCGGCTGGCGTTAACGGCAATGCAACCGGCGCGGGGTTTAATGTCACAGTAACCGGGGCAACGGGTTCAGCAAACACAACAGCTAACGCCACAGGTGCGGGATTTTCCGTAACAATTACCGGCGCAACCGGCACGGCAAGCGCGGCGACCAATGGCAATGCTACAGGTGATGGGTTCAATGTAACCATTACCGGCGCGACAGGCACGGCTAATACTACAGCCAATGCAACGGGCGCAGGGTTTAACGTCACTATCACCGGCGCGACAGGTAGCGCAAATACAACAGCTAATGCGGCTGGTGCGGGGTTTAATGTCACCATAACGGGGGCAACTGGCACAGCTACAGGTACGTCCGGCGGGGTTGATGGCAATGCGACCGGCTCTGGATTTGAAATTACGGTTACGGGGGCTAATGGCACGGCGACCGGTTCAGGCGCGCAGGCAATTGGCATTAGCGGCGGATTTGCGCTTAAGAAACCGGCAAAACAGTATAAGAAAATCCGCGAATACGTTGAAACGGCGATAGAGGCCGTCGGCGTTGATGAATTGCCACAAAATGAAGTTGATTCGCTTGAATCTGAAATAATTCGGGCGGTAGCAGAGCGTCAGTTCAAAGAAGAACTTTATATGGCGATTTATGCACGGGATTTGGTGCAAGTGCGGATTAATGACTTGCGGCAAGAGCTAGAGGATGAAGATGACTTATTGTTATTATCATAAGTTATTGCTTTATATATCGAATTATTGTATATAGTAAAAAAGCATATAGGAGCTATTCTTTGCCACTTTATGATATAAAATGTTTAGATTGTGGGAATACCGATGAAATATTCCTCAAGTTGAGCGAGTTTGACAACTTGCCGATTTGTGAATGTGGGGCGATGTTTACGCGGGTGATTAGTCCGGTTAATGTCCAGGCTGACATACAGCCCTATAAAAGTATGGTGACGGGTGAAATGATAACCAGCCGAAGCCAACACAGGGCGCATTTAAAACAGCACAACTGTATTGAGATTGGTAACGAGATACCAAAGCCGCCACAGCCTAAAAAGCGCACGGCAAAGGAAAAAGAGGCGGATATGCGGCACTTGTATCAGGTTTATGATCATTTACAATCGGGTGGCCGGTATAAGGCTGACGAAAAACCATTACATTATGATTCGGTAACTATATGACTGAAAACACAGAAATTATTGAAGATAACATAATTGTTGATAATAACATAGAGGAAACCCCGCTTGACGAATTGAGCAGGGTTTATGACGAGCTGGAAGCTAAGGCTGAGCCGGAACAAGTTGAAGCCAAGGTGCAGGCAAGGGTACGTGACGATAGCGGCAGGTTTGCACCAAAAACAGCAGCAAGCGAACAAACCTCGGCAGCAAGTGAATTAGCGCAGCCTGTTGAGAAAACAAAAATTGATATTGATAAGCTTGGATTTTCTTTAGAGGAAAGAAAAGTTATAGCAACATTGCCGGATGACGCCCTTGAAATTATTTCAAACTATAATGAGCGTCGAAATAATGGTATTGATGCGTTAAAAAATAAAGCAGAAATAGCAGATTCATTTATCGGCGCAATAACACCACATGCTGAATATCTGAAAGCCCTTGAAGTTGCACCGGAAGATTTCATATCTTCTATGCTTTCAGCCGAAAAAACGCTCAGGCTAGGCAACGAACAACAAAAAATAAACATGTTGCAGCGTTTGGCGCATGATTATCAAATACCGCTAGACAAGTTAACGGAAGTCCAATTTGATCCAAACCTCGCGCGATTACAGCAGGAATTGGAGTACCGCGACAGGTACATAAATAATTTAACGCGGGCGCAACAGGCCAACGAAACGACACGGGCAGAAAGTTATATTGTCGAGTGGGCGCAAGACAAAGAATATTTCAATGAATTGCGTGAGCCTATGGCTAATTTGCTTAATGCGGGAATGGCAACCGGTTTAGATGATGCTTATAACAAGGCGATGCGGCTAAATGATGGGCTATACGAGCAGCAGCAAAAGAAGCAGCAGGCATTAATGGCAGACCAGAAAGCACGTAAGGCGTTAAGTTCGTCGGTGCAAGTAAGGAATAATGCAACTACAGGACAAAATATTCCAGTATTTGAAAACCCATTAGACGAACTCAGATATAGAGCTGAGCAAATGGGTTATTAAATCGTTAGTATTTCAAAAAACTAGCGATTTGTTTTAAAAAGGGCAGGCATTTCAAAAAGCTCCTTTTTTAAGACCGGCAAAAGGGTAGGCATTTCAAAAAGCTCCAATTGTGAGGTCTAGTCAACGCTTTAGGCGTTTTTTAGATTAATGTTTGGCACGGAAAATGTGCCAGGGAGCAGAGCTATGGCATTTGCCAATACAGCATACAGCGACTTGATAACGGCTAGTATAGAATCGAGGACGCGCAAAACTTCGGATAACTTATCCAACAATAACCCCCTTATCGGCAGGCTTAAAGATAGGGGTAATATCAAGATGGTATCAGGCGGCACACGCGTATTGCACGAAACCCGCTATAACGATGCTACTACCAACAACGTGACCGCTTATGCAGGCTATGACGTGGTAAATACCACGCCAGACAGCCCTATTAGCGCGTTTCAGTTTGACATGAAGCATTATGTCGCAGCAGTGTCTATTTCAGACACTGAGCGGCTGACCAACACTGGCAAAGAAGCTATGTTGGAGCTAATCGATGAGCGTACGCAAATTTGTAAAGACCGCTTGGAAAACCGTTGCGATGCTGATTTGCACTTAGACGGCACGGCAGGCGGTGGTAAGACCTTGATTGGCTTACCGGCGATGATTTCAACGACCCCGACAACGGGTACTTACGCTGGCATTGACCGTGCGCTATGGCCTTTTGCCCGTAACCTATCAACGACTTCAACCATCGTTAACGGTGCGGCGGCAACTGCGGCTAATATTCAAAACCTGATTAATGACGTTTCATTGAAACTGGTTAGGGGTAGTGACCGTGTGGATTTGATTTATGCCGGGTTGGATTTTTACAAATTGTATTTGTCCAGCTTGCAGTCAATTCAGCGCATTGCCGATGAATCAGGTTCAGCAGGGGCAGGGTTCACCAGCTTGAAATATTACGGTCATGGTGCGAGTGCGGATGTAGTATTAGGGGGCGGTATCGGCGGCAATTTGGCGGCTAATACGGCTTACTTCATCAACACTAAGCACGTATTTTGGAGGCCGCACAAAGACCGTAATTTTGTGGCGATTGGTGGCGATCGTCAAAGCACGAACCAACTGGCGACAACTCGCTTGATGGGCTTTAGTGCCTGTTTTACCACAGATGGCCCGCAATTTTGCGGCATTGCAACCACAGCTTAAGGAGGATTTATGCCATTTTCAGTAACCCCAAGCTTACAAGGCGTAGATTTGAATAATGTTGTCACGGCCGCAAGCAACCCAACTCCAAACGACATCAAACACCGTTTGGGGCAGACTTGCCAGGGCGATGACGGTAAAACTTATGTATTTGCGCGCGCTAATGGCGCGATTCCGGCAAGTACGGCAGTTTGTACGGTCAATGCGACAACCTTTCTGGCCACATCAACAGGCGGTGCATATACCAGTCCGGCGACGGCGTTAGTATTGAATGATTATGCCTGGTTCTCGAAGGCAGGCGTTTAATATTGCGTAGGCTGCATTAAAAGCCAGGGGGCTGAATAAGCCCCCGAACTATGATTTTTATTAGGAGAATATCTTGGAAACACAAGAAATTAACATTGACGAAAAACAGGAAGAGAAGTGTACGGTACGATTCCGCCGTGATATTAACGTAGTGACTGACCTTAACGGCGACATTGTTTCGAGCGAGGAAGCCGATTGGATCACAATATGGACTCCTGGCGACCCGTTAAACATCATTGACACAATTGCTAATGATTTGCACAAGGCGCGATTCCCGAAGGCTTGGGCTGAATATCAGGGTATGCAGGGCGTAGGCAAAAATGGCACTCCAATCGATGAATGGGATATACATAAGAACATGATTAAGGTGTTCAAGGATTTGGGCTACTCAACCATTGAGCAGGTAGCAGGCGCGAGCGAGCATAGCCTAAGCCGCATACAAGGCGGGTGGGGATGGAAAACCAAGGCTAAAAACTGGCTGGAAGCTAAAAAACCGAGGCTTGATGATGAGATTGCCGCCATGAAAGCAGAAAACGCGGAATTGCGGAAAATGGTTGAGCAACTCATACAGAAAAAGGCTAGCTAATGAGAACGTTACTGCAAAACATTCAGGATGTGTCAATTGAAATAGGCTTGCCCAAGCCGTCCGGCGTAGTTACGTCCAGCGATCCGACAGTTTTGCAGTTATATGCGTTCATGAACCGCATTGGTGAGATGCTGGTTAGTGAGCATGATTGGCAGGTGTTAGCCAAGACACATTCATTTAATGCGGTTGCGTTGACGTTGCCGGTGACAATGGCAACAGGTAACAATATTCTTACGATGACAAGTACAAGCGGGTTATTTCATGGTTATCAGGTGAGCGTTGACGGTGTGCCTGCCAATACAACCATAACGGCGGTTAGCCCGAATGTGTCGGTTACGTTAAGCCATAACGCCACCAAGACCCAGGCGGTTGATGCCATGTTTTCAAAGATGGATTACCCATTGCCGACGGATTTTCATCATGTTGTGCCAGATACCGAATATGATGTAAGTAATCGATGGGCGGCAAGGGCTGAGACCCCGCAAGGCTGGCATAACTTACGTACCGGATGGCTGGCTAATGCGAGTGTGGCGCATTTTAGGTTATTGGGCAATAAATTTGCCATTTACCCCGCGCAAGCCAATGGGCGCGAATTTACTTTTGAGTATCAATCAGACCGCTATGTTACTGATAATGCTGGTGTTTTGAAAAACCGTTTTGATGCTGATAGCGATACTTGCCTATTCCCGGATAGATTGATGGTTATGGGCTGCAAGCTTAAGTTTTGGCAGCAAAAGGGCTTTGATTCTACCCTGTTGGCTGATGATTTCAGTCGTGAGCTATCCAAGTACAAGGGGCAGCAATCTACACTGCAAAGCGTACGTATGGCAGGCTATTACGGCGATGGTTTGCCGTCTATGAATGTGCCTGATGGGGCGATAGGGTTGTGATACCTAACTACGCATTACGCAGCTATACCAAGTCAACGCCTGCCCCGGTGGGTGGGTTGAATGATCGTGACAGTATTGCGGCAATGCCTGAACAAGATGCGTTACAATTGGTTAATATGTTTCCTAACACTAACAGCGTGGACATTAGGGGCGGTTCAGTTGAGCATTTGACCGGGTTGCCGTTAGTTGGCGAAACGCTGATGTCCTATAATTCTCCTTCTGTTGATAAATTATTTGTGGCGGCTGGTACGTCAATCTATGATGCGACCACTCCGGGTGCTGTTGGTGCGGCAGTAGCGAGTGGTTTGGCTAATGCCAGGTGGGATTATGTTAACTTCGGCGGTGCGTCGGGTAATTTCCTATGCGCGGTCAATGGCGTTAATTTGCCGCAGTTCTATAACGGTACAACCTGGACAGCGTCCGGCACAGGCTTTGCGACAGCGATAACCGGCGTTACGGCAAGTAATTTCACTCAAGTTAATGTTTGGAAAAATAGGCTGTTCTTTGTTGAGAAGAATACGCTTAAGTGTTGGTATTTGGGTGTTCAGGCGATTGGCGGTGCGGCAACTGCTTTAGATTTTAGCGGTGTTGCCAAGTTTGGCGGCAAGCTGATTGCAACGGCAACGGTATCAAGTTCTGCGGGAAACGCACTCGATGATTATTTTGTAGCGATAACGAGTCAAGGTGAATTATTAGTCTACCAGGGGACAGACCCTGCTAACGTAACGACATTCGGGCTGGTTGGTAATTACCGCATGGGTAGGCCGATAGCTAACGGTTTAGACAACCAAGGCGGGCGTTTCTTGTGTCGGCTATCCAGCCAATTGATTGCAATTACCGTTGATGGCTTTATTAGCCTACAGGATGCTATTAATTCTGATGTACAGGCGCAACGGCTAACTATTAACGACAAGATTGTTAATACGGTAAGCCGTGCGATTGATAAGTATAAAAACAATTTTGGCTGGCAAGTAACCTTAATGCCGTCTCATAACAAATTGATAATGAATATCCCGACTATTCAGGGAACATCCAGCTACCAATATGTTATGAACACGATTACCGGCGCATGGTGTGTGTTTGAAGGCTGGAATACAACATGCTATGCCTATTTTAATGATGAGCTTTACGGGTGCATTGGTACTAAGGTTTATCGGCTGGACGTATCACAGTCTAATGATTTTGTGACAGGTTCGAGTAATGGCACTCCGATTGATGGTTTAGTCGAAACTGCTTACCAATATTTCGGGCAACGAACTACATTGAAGTCTTACAAGATGCTAAGACCATTGTTTTTTAGTTCCTCACAAATTTACCCCGGCATAGCGGTTAATGTTGATTTCAGAAGAACTGCTATACAGGGGGTTGCAACTGTTCAGCCTAGCACTAATGCGAAATGGGATGTTGCGAAATGGGATGTTGACGTATGGGGTGGTGCTGAAACGTTTAGCCAGAATTGGGCTTCTGTTACAGGGCTTGGTTATTGTGCATCTTTGTTAATGTCAATCAAATGTGATACTCAGATATGTCAGTTTCAGGCGTGGGACATTATTTATGAGCGGGGAGGCCTGTTGTGAGTGATTTTTTTGGCGGCAACAAAGATGCAGAAGCGGTCTATGAGCTTATCAAGGAATTAACGCATACTTGGGATGATTTAGTCGACAAAGACAAGCCAGTTAATGAGTATGAAATTAACCGAGCATTTGCTATACCGTTATTGTATTTGCCGTTAAATCCGTTTTATCGCAGCATTCAGGATGCGATATTACCAATGTGGGAAATGGTTATTACAGCGTATGAAACAGCAAACCATTTTGAGCGGATAAAAGACCCGCACGGCGTTGAAATAGGCCATAACCTACGCTATGCGGCGGGGCATATTGTCACATTTATGTGTGTTCGATGTGTGGGGTATGAAAAAGCCAGAGAGATATTACCTGATTTGTGGAAAGATATTGTATTTGAGCGTTACGATGAATATTTAGAGGGCTTGGAAAGTGATAATAAAATATTGGTATAAATGGCTTATAAGCCTGTTTGGGTTCAGGTTTTATGTTAGTTTTGGGGGCGGGTCAAAGGCTCCGCCACCGCCTGACCCTACTAAGGTGGCTAATGCTCAATTCGCACTGAATCGTAATACATCCGCATTTGAAGCGCGGCAAAATCGTTATGCTCAAAATAACCCTTTTGGCAGTATTAGTTGGCAAAATAAAGGAACAGCAAAAAACCCTAGATGGATACAAACAACTAGGCTAAGCCCGTCACAGCAAGCCATCTATGGCAATCAGCAAGCCTTACAACGTGGAGCAAGCGGAGCAGCCTTACGAATGTTGCCAGGCGTTACTAATAGCCTTATGACTAAAGGTTATGATGCCCAAGGAGATTTATCAGGCATACAAAATAAGATGCGTGCGCTTAACCCGGACAGTGCTATGCGTGGGCGTGTTGAGAGTGCTTTGTTTCAGCGTCTTAATCCAAGCCTCCGACAAGATGAAGAAGCTTTACGCACTCGCTTGGCTAACCAAGGCTTACAATACGGAACAGAGGCTTATAATAATGCTATGAGGGATAATTCGCAGCGTATTAATGATGCGCGATTAGCGGTCATTGGGCAGGGCGGGCAGGAAATGGAGCGGCAATTTAATATGGGATTGCAAGGATTACAATCTCAAGCTGGCCTTGCAAGTGACAGACAAGGATTATCGGCTCAAGCGCGTAATCAAAAACTTGCAGAGCTTAGCGCAATGATACAGTCAGGGGGTAGCGTTAATCTTCCGACTTATGGCGGGGCTACTAATGTTGGCGGCGTTGGCGCGCCTGATTTAACCGCATTGACCGGACAGAAATATCAAGGGCAGGTGGCTAATGCTAATGCGCAAACAGCAAGTAATAACGCGGCAATGCAGTCGGCGGCTACACTAGCAGCATCTCTACTTGGCAGTAAATTAGGGGGTAAATAATATGGGTGGCGGCATACTAGAAGGCAATCCAGATAATCCACATGAAAGCCAAGTAACCGGCATAGCTAAGGCGTTCGACCCGACAAGTTACATACTACCGGATGAGATGACCGGTCATGCTTATGCGCCACAGATTATGGAGGGCATTAACACCACATTTAGTCCGATTACTGGGTTTGTGGAAGATACGCTTAATTTCACTACGCCGGGCAAACAATGGCTTGAGGGACAAGTGCCTATTTTGGGGCAATGGTCTGATACGATGCGTAATCGTCCGGGTGATGCGGCGGCGATAGCGGCTAGCATGTATGGCGCAGGTGCGGCGGCTGGCGCTATGGGCGGAGCAGGGGCAACCGGCGCAGGTACAGGCGGAACATTAGGTTCAGCCGGTTCAACGGCGGCAACCAGCGCGATTACTCCGACATTCTCAAGCGGTGCGGGTATGGCGGCAAGTGCCGCTCCATCAGCGTTGCAATTATCGGCAGGTGCAGGCGGCACAGGTATCGGCACATTAGGCAGCGCAGGGACAACGGCGGCGTTAAATGGGTTAACCCCGGCATTTGCAAGTCAAGGCGCGGCTAGTGGTACAGGTTCTTATCTTGGGCAGCTTTACGATAGGGCAAAAGACTTATATGGGCAAGGCAAGGAAATTAAGGGGTATTACGACCGGACAAAACAAGTTTATGATCTTTTAAATCCAGACCAACAACCGCAACAGGATTTAAGCGAGCCGATGCAGATAACAAACCCATATCGGCAAATCTACGACCCTAACAGGCTTTATCGCGGCGTATAAAAATCATGGTCATAATGTTTTTTAACAAATTCATCTCTAGCTTTTATAGCATCTTCGATATTTTTAGAAGCTTTTATTTGCTTTTGTTTACCGTTTATAAAAATTTGGGCTATCCATCTTTTTTTATATCCGTTCCAGCTTACGCCTTTATATCCAGATTTGTTGTCTTTTCTGATAGGTACATTTTGAGTGTTGTTAGATCTTGTGGCTTTCCTAAGATTGACAATTCTATTGTCGTCTTTGATGCGGTTAATATGGTCAAATTCTCCGTTATGCAATTCCCCATAAAAATAAAACCATGCAAGCTTGTGAGCGCAATAATTTATTGTATTAAGTTTTATTTGGCGATACCCAAATGTTTGTATGCTACCGGCTACGTTACCTATTTTGCATCTTGGGCCGGTTGCTTTTATCCACGTAAAAATCCCGGTATCAGGATCGTAATGGAGCAGTTCTTTCAGTCTTTCTTGAGTAAGCATTTTGATTCCTTTTGTCATAGGTTAGTCGGTTGTGTCACGGCAGCACTGACAAGGTGTTTTCGGGTGCGCACCCTAGCCGTAACAGGGGTATTTTAACATGAATTACGACATGGAAAAACTGCTTGATGCTTTACGGCACGTTGAAAGCCGGGGCAATCGTTTTGCTGTGTCACCTAAAGGGGCAAAAGGCGCGTATCAATTTATGCCTGAAACAGCTAAAGAATATGGGTTGTTCGGAAATGATGTATTTGACGAACAAAAATCCAGGGCGGCGGCACGTAAGAAACTTAGCGGATTGATAAGCCGGTATGGGTTGCAAGGTGGTATCGGTGCTTACAATATGGGCGAAGGGAACCTCGAAAAGCATAAGGGCAATTGGGCGGCATTGCCAGAAACCGCAAAATATGTCCCGGCTGTATTAGCGGCCTATGGCGGCAACCAAGGCGACTTAGCCAGCGCCGGATTCAAATCCATGCAACAACGACCACAGCCGACAGACCCAGGGCAATTCCCTATCCAGATGATTCCCGGCGTTGAGCCGCAATCGCCGGTTGTTGAGCACAAACCAAACATGAAGGATGAAGTGATGCCAGTACAAGAGCAGCCCGTTAGTGGGCATTTGGTGGATTTCAAAAAAGCCCAAAAAGACATAAACCGCAGCAAGTTATTGGCGCAGACGTTGGCCAATGTCGATTGGGGAGACCCTAACGCGATGGTATCAGGCAGGGCAGTGGCAATGTCCCCCATTACGGCTATTGCTAAGGCATTACAGCAAGGTATCGGCACGTATGAGGGTGCTAAGGCACAGGGAGCGCAAGATGACCTTGAAACCCAAAAGGCACAGGCTTTGAAAGGTATGATGGCTGGCGGCAAGGTTGACATTAACAAGCTTGTGGAGAGTGGTTTGCTTTCGGTGGAAGATTGGGCTAAGGCATCGGCTACCAAAGAGCAACAAGCTGACCATATCCTATTTTATGATAAAGATGGTCAAGCTGTGGCTTTCAATAAGTCAACCAGAGAAGTAACACCTACTGGCATTAAATCAGCCCTTTACGCACCAGATAGCGTATATAACCGCAGTCTAGCCAGTTCAGCCGGTAAGGGCGTAGAAATGACCGACGACCAGGGCAGACCGTATTATGTCCCGCAAGGGCAGACCAATCCGGCGTTTGGCAGCTACGGGCAAACACCAAGGCTAGATTATCCCACTAGCATGATGCCAGTACCTAACAGTGCGCCGATGCAAACACCACAGTTATCTAACAGCGCACCGATACCACAGCAGCCAGTAAGCGGTGTCGTCAAAGGTGCATCACCTGTTGAACTGAAACGGCAGGAAGCCGAAGCTATGATTGCCCCAAAAGTCCAGGAAGCGCAGGCGGTGGGCGCAGTCAAGGCGCAGCAAGACGTAGCACTGGCGCAAGAAAAAGCGGCAATAGAAAACCAGCAAAAGATTGAGCAAGCAAGCCAAAAGAAAGAGACGGCAGGTAAAAATATAATTGATGTATTAAATACCAAGATTAACGGAAAAACAGTAGACGAGCTTATAGATGAATCCACAGGAAGCGGAATAGGCGCGGCGACTGATGCAGGTGCGGCATTTTTTGGGCAGTCAACAGAAGGCTCAGTGGCGGCAGATAGCCTAAAAACACTGCAAGGTTGGTTGGTGTCAAACATTCCCAGGATGGAAGGCCCACAAAGCGATTTTGACGTGCAAAACTATCAGCAAATGGCTGGCAAGATTGCCGACCCAAATACGCCGCCTGACCGCAAAAAAGCTGCGCTTGCTAGTCTTAAGGCATTAGTTAAAAAGTACGAAACAAATCCGGCTAAGCAGACAGAGATTGACCCAAAAAAAGCGGAACTTGAACAGCTTAGAAAAGAGTTAATGCAATGACCAGAGAAGAAGCTTTAGCAAAAGCGGCAAGGGCAAGAGAATTAGGCGATGAAGACCTAGAATTAGGGTTCTTGCGTAAAGCTAAAGAGTTAACAACCCCTGAAAAACACCCTGTAAGCCGTTTTATAAGCGGCGTAGGCGGCGAAGTGCTTAAGGCTGGTGGTGCGGCGGCTGATGCTTATAACGCGGTCACAGGGCAAAAGCACGACATGATTGGAGACTATGTAAGGCAAAGTGCGGAGCAAGGCATAAAAGATGCAACCACGGTAAACGATGCCAATGAATTTACGGCTGGTGATGTAGGGAAATTTATTGGCGCAGCTGCGCCTTATGTGGCGATGCCTGCATCAAGTGTGCCAAAGATGATGGCGCAATCCGCATTGTTTACACCAGGGGGCGCAGAAGAGCGGGCAAAATCGGCGGCCATTACTGGAGCGGCAGGCTATGGTGCGCCATTGGCTGGCAAGGCATTGGCGGGGGCATTAAAATCTATTGGCGGCGGTCTTGCTAACGTAGTCGGAGGGATAGGCACACACACTGGCGGCGAAAGTCTTAAGCAAGCGGCAAAATCAGGCTATGAGGGCGGGAAGTCATTGGAAGCTTTCCGTGGCAATATGCGCGGTGATGTTGGCATGGATGATGTGCTACAAATGGCAAGAGATGATATTAAAGCATTGGGAGCTGAAAAAACGGCACATTATCGTTCTGGCATGGTTGACATAAAAAATGATAAGTCCGTATTAGGATTTGGAAAAATTGATAATGCATTAAAAGAAGCAAACGACATTATCAGTTATAAGGGGAAAGTGGTAAATGATTCTGCTGCTAAATACCTTGGCGAAATACAAGGAAAAATAGACGACTGGAAAAGCTTGCCAGCTAATGAGTATCACACGCCAGAGGGGTTGGATAAGTTAAAACAATCAATCGGTGCGATACAGGAAAAAATACCTTTCGAAGATAAGACTTCTCGAAAAGTGGCAGGGAATATTTATAACGCCATAAAAGATAACATATCGGAGCAAGCCCCAACTTATTCTAAAGTGATGGGCGATTACTCAAAGGCAAGTAAATCACTGAATGAAATAGAAAAAAGCCTGTCATTAGGCGGAAAAGCGTCAGATGATACTGCGCTTAGAAAATTGCAAAGCGTAATGCGTAACAATGCCAATACAAACTATGGTAACAGGGTGGAATCTGCACTTAAGTTAAGCGAAGGAGGTGGCGACCTTATGCCTTCATTGGCTGGGCAGGCATTGAACGCTTGGACTCCAAGGGGAATAGGCGGCTTAATAGGTGCTGGTAATGTAGGTTACGCACTTAGTAATCCATTGGCAGCAGCATTATTGCCTTTACAATCACCTCGACTTATGGGGGAAGCGTTGTCATTGGGCGGCGCATCAGCTAGAGGTTTGGGTAATTTGTCCGAAAAAATACCAAGCAAGGCCGCATTAGCCAACGTACTATATCAAATGAATCAAGGTGAATAAAATGAGTTATGGTGCTAAAAAACATTTTAGCTTAATTCGTCTTTTTTGTTCTTTTATGCAAGCGCATTTTCTACAGTTGCGCCAGCCTTCTTTTGTTATGCGTGTATTTTCTGGTGTAAATTCATGTCCATTTTTACAGTGGGTTTTTGCTAGGCTTGCAGCTTTTGATGCTTTAGCAAGATATGATATGTCTCGAGTATTTTTAAGCCTTCCAGGGTATAGAATTTCGTTCAAAGGTAAACCCCTTTTTATTCTATTGACGATAGTTTCAGATTTTATTCCTAGTCTTTTAGCTTCTATACATGGGGTTATAAATATTCCGTCTATGGTGAATTTATGGGTTTTCTCCATGTTCAGTTGCTGCTCTTGGCGAGTAGACCATTTGCAGTTTTCTGGAAAATATCCTTTGTCATTGTCGATTCTGTCAAGTGAGTGCAAAGGGCTAGGAATATCGCCCATATCATCAAGGAAGTTTTTAAAACTTGATTGCCATCGTTCACAGACTTTAATTCCGCGCCCGCCATATCTATGGTATGAAGGATTACTTGGACAATTACAGCGGTTTTTCATGCTGCGCCAAGTTGTATATAAAGGGTGATTATGCAATCCGTGCATTTCGTGAGTGTTATTTTTCATAATATTGCCTATAAAATTAATAGGCTTAATTTTAATATAAAATGTCTTGCTATGCAAGCAGGAGGATAATGCCTTGCCACGTGACTCAGGCGGTACATATAGCCGCATAATTCCACCCGGCGCGCCCGGTTATCAAGCCAATACTGACATATTATCGGCGCAAGTCAATAGTGAAATTAACGACATTGGCAATGAACTGACTAAATCCATTGCTAAAGATGGGACAACTACGCCAACGGCTAACTTGCCGATGGCTAACTTTGTTCATTCCGGGATGGGGCAAGCTGACGCGGCCGGTGAATCATTACGCTATGAAGCATTAGGTAAAGGATCAGATATTGCAGTTACGGCCAATGGTACGGTCACATTGCCGCTTGAGGGCAGTCTATTCAACCTGACGGCGGCAAGCTCGTTTAATGTCACAGGCTTTACCGGAAGGCACGATGGCAGGCCTTTCTGTGTGCGGTTCAATCCTGACAAGCTGTTAACGCTGGTTAATTCTGCTACATTCAAGCTGTTAGGCGGTGTTGATAGAATAACTAGGGCAGGTGAAATAATACATTTTACGCAAGAATCAGCCGGGACGATTGCCGAGGTTGGGCAACAGCCTATCATTGATATGACAGGCTATAGCGGGGCTGATATAAAATTAGGTATTGGTCAATCAGCAATATATGATATTGCCGCCGTGACCACGTTATTACTGAGGATTGCAGTAGCTACTAACCAGTTTTACAACCTTGTTATATTGCCCAATTTCCCGGCTGGCGCGGCTGGCGGCGCTGGTGTTCAGTTGTTACCTAACAATTCTGTGGGGGTACCAAATAATATTATTTATATGCCAAATTATAACAACAATGGTACATGGTTTTCCCCGGCTGGTGTTGGTCAAAATTTATTTACCTTGCACACAGATTTCACATTTACCCGGATTGATGCTGACATATCAACCAGGACAGAAAATAAATCGGTGTTTACCAGATTTACGGCTTTTAATGGCACTCAGTACAGGGCTGGGTTTGTCCATAACATATCCAATGATATAGCGACCGCATGGGGAATCTCATTGGGGACGTTGACCTTCCCGACAGCGACAACAGGACGAGTAATGTTAAGACGGGTAATGTAATGAAGCCTAAGCTTAAACTTCATAAGGGCGTTTGGTATTGCTTGCATACGGTAGGCGATGCGGTTTTATTTTTCAGTGGCAAAACGCCCAAGGCGGCGTATAACAATTGGCGGGGGGTGTTTGGGTGAACTATTTGCAGAAATATCAGCAAGTGCTAGGGCTTAAGCCAGATGGCGTTATAGGCAAGATGACAGCAACCGCTGTGATGAAGGATTTAAACGTAACGGATAAGCTATTCTTTGCTCACATGATGGGGCAAGAGGCGCATGAATCGGGTAATTTTACCCATGCGAGAGAAAATCTTAACTATAGTGCAGATGGACTCATCAAAACATGGCCTAATCGGTTTAATAAGTCTAATGCGTGGCAATACCACAGGCAACCGGAAAAGATAGCGAATAAGGTTTATGCTAATCGCATGGGCAACGGTGACGAGGCAAGCGGCGATGGTTGGAAATATCGCGGCATATTTGGGCTGCAATTAACAGGTAAGGACAACATTACCCGCTTTATGAAGTCGATAGGTGTTTCACCTGATACCGACCCTGAAACCTTACTCAAAGACCCGCGTAATTACTTTTTATCGGGTGTGTTTTGGTTTAAAGATAACGGTGTAGATAAGCTTTGTACATCTATTACGGACGATTGCATAAAGAAAGTAAGCAAGCGGGTAAACGGCGGTTATATCGGGCTAGACGACCGTATAGCCAAAACCAAAGCAATTTATAAAGCACTTAGCCTATGACTACTGCAATCATTGTTGTTCAATTTGTCGTCATTATCCTGCTTAGCGTGGGTTGGTGGCGTAACAACGAAGAATTACAAGCCTTGCTTAGCCAATTGCGCCATTATAAGAAAATTTGTGCCCGAAAAGACATGGAAATTCGTGAATTAAAAGAAGATAATCGTATTATAATTAACGAATTGCAAGGCATACGCGAAACTAAAAGCAGAATTAACATTGAACCTGAAGACATGGCGGCAAGAGCGGAATGAGCAAAGAACTACTGGAAGGAATTTGGCTTAAGGCGTTCTTTATTGTCGGCATGGGGATATTCTGGATAGGTTTAGGTATTACACTAATTTGTAAGTATTTTTGGAGGCTTTTATGAAGAAAAAAGGTGGTAAAGGCGGCGGTAAGCGCTGTTAATGTTTCACGTGAAACTAATTTTTAACTTAATGAGGGTAATAAAATGGCAACAGTAGGACAAGCAGCACCAGTAACAGTAACCTGGACATTAGCAGGTAATCCAGGCAGTGTTGAAAGTATCGTATCTATGGCGGTTGAGCCTGATACAGCGGGGACATTGGCAGTTGATGATACCGGGGCGATTAACTATACCGCATTGGTAGAAGCAACTGGCGTTATTGTCAAGATTGTAGGGGATAATGTTGTTGGCGAGACAGTCGGGGCGTTAACAATCCAGTCAGACCCTTTTGATAATGTAGCATCTCCGCCAGTATTGACCGCTGATGGCGGAACGGTAGTAATTGGCTAATGGCTATGGTTATTGATACTAATGATTTAGAATCGGACAAAGCCGGTTTTGAGCGCATGATTGCCGCTTATAATTTCTTTATAGGCGGTATTAGTGCGGTTGAATATCCTGAAAAAGCAGAGGACTTAGCAGAGCTTAATGAAGGGCTTTCTAACACTATCAATGATTTAGCTGATACAAATGCGTTATTGCTTGTTGCTGATAGATATGAAGCTAATGGCATATCCTTACATAAAAAAGAGATTGCCCCAAAAGCCACGATTGACCGGCTTAAGTTCTATCTTGCCGAAGCTGGGCTGGTGCCGGGTGATTTTGAGCCTGAATCTGAGATTACAGCAGATGGCGGGGTTGTGCAGGTCGGTTAATGTCTGATTATTTACTAGGCGCGCTCATAGGCTTTTTTCTAGGCCTTATATTGTTCTTCGGGTTATTGTTTATTTTTTTGGAGTCGATATGACTTGTCAAGAATCAGTGGAGTGCGTCAAGCAAATTTTACCAACGCTATTAGCAATACTAGCGTTGGTGGCTGTAATAATAATTTCAATGGGCATGTTGCCACAATACGAGCAATATATAAATGAATTGTTGGGATTCGCTTTTATAAATTTGGGGATTAGCCGATGAATTACATGAATATTGCTCTAGTGGTACTGGGTGCTGCTTTAATGACTGGTGTTGTTAAGTCTGACACTACGCAGCCTTGTACTGTTAATGATAAGCTTATGTCGATTGTGGCAGACCAGGACAAGAAAATAACTGATATGATGGTTGAAGCTAAAAAAGAAGCTGACGCTGTTAAAAAAAAGTACACCGAGTTGCTAGAACAACTCGAAAAAACCGGGTGCAAAAAATAAATGCCGTGCGACTACCCATTGTCATATATGGCAGAAATAAACCTTTACGCGCTAAACAGGGCGCAACACATAGATATACTGATTTGGATGTTATGTGGGAGGTAGTGGCGGCTAATGTTGCTCCGAAACCTAGGCCGCCTTTTTTAAAACATATCCCGGAATTTAGGCGAATGGCTATACCTATCAAACAGGATGCGGCTAAAAAGTTTTCGTTTGAGGTACAAGATGATGTTTTGTGTAAAGGGTGTGTAGAGCCATGAAATTTATATTGATATTGACAATTTTAAAGGGCAGTTATGATGGTGGTTCGGCAATAGACCATATCGATAATTTTAATAGCTTAGAATCATGCCAGAAAGCAGGTGAGAAATGGAAAAGTCATTTTGATAACTTTTATCAATATGCGTTTTTTGAGTGTATAGAACCATGAGATTTCAATTTGGAAATGTAGTCGTCGTTGATGGTGGCATGATAGGCGTAATATGCAAGTCATGGGCAAATGGAACACATGACGTTTATGTTCGCAGCTATAACGGCATAAGAGAGTTTCATGAAAAAAACATAGCTCATTTCATTTATTCAAAAGAATTGAGTGATGAAGAAATGGAGTTTTATAATGAAATATAAATTCCGTTATTTCACTTTTCAAGGATGTATAGAGCCATGACTAATATTATTGTTATCTACCATAAGAATTGTTTGGATGGCTTCGGTGCAGCTTATGCTGCATGGGTTAAATTTGGTGATAGTGCAGAATATATTGCTGCTTCGTATGGTGATGAGCCACCCGACGTAACTGATAAAAATGTGTTTATTGTGGATTTTAGCTATCCACGTGAGACACTTATAAAAATGCGTGAAGCTGCGGCAGGTTTAGTTGTTTTAGACCATCATAAGACAGCAAAGGAAGCCCTTGAAGGGTTGCCATTTGCTATATTCGATATGGATAAGTCAGGGTGTGTGCTTACATGGGAGTATCTACATGACGAACCAATACCAGAATTATTGCAAGTTATCCAAGACCGCGACTTGTGGCAGTTTAAATTCCAAATGACTAAATCAATTAATGCAATGATGTTCCTTGAACCGTTTGATTTTAACAGATGGCATGAAATTGTAAGTGCAGGTATTCATGGGCTAGATGAATTGGCTGCATTTGGCAATGTAGTGTTAAAAGCACATACACAGCAAGTTGATATAGCTTGTAAGTGCGCACATTCTGTTACTTTGAACGAGATATTAGGTTTAGCGGCTAACGCTCCGCCTAATTTAGCAAGCGATTTAGGGCATAAACTGGCTTTAGAGTCTGGTACGTTTGGTCTTGTGTACAGTTATAACGGGGCTAAAGATGAATGGTTATGCAACTTACGCTCAAACGGTGATTTTGATGTGTCTGCTATTGCTAAGAGCTATGGCGGCGGCGGGCATAAGAACGCGGCAGGGTTTATCGTTAAAGGCGTTCCAGGGTGGTTAAGATGAAATATAAATCCTGTTATTTCACTTTAGCGGCTGTTTTGTGCATTAGCGGCTGTACCGAAAGCCTAAGTCTAAAACACATGGAAATAGAAACAAGGACGGAATTTCTCAACAAATATGTTTGGATAGCATCTAAAGACAGCAAGGGCAATATCATACCAGGTACGGAAAAGATTATTATTTGCGAGGGATATTTCAAGCCATTCAGCAAGGCAATGGAAGGTGCGGTATTTATTGGCAGTGCCGCTTTAATTGGTGCCGGGTTAAGTGGCTCTGGTGACAGCACTAATATTAGCAATCGGTCAACTGGTGGCAATTCAACAGGCGGTAATGCTACTAGCCTAAGCAATGCAACTGGCGGTAATGCTGTTTCTAATAGCTTAAGTAATGCTAACAGCCTAAGTAATGCCAATGCACATAGCAGAAGCTCTATTATGCAACCTAAGCCACATTATTACCGCGAATTAAAACCACATGAGGTTAACGGTTATAAGCTAGATTAAGCTGATTATACGTCATTTTGTCGTATATCTTGCGTTATACGTCATGTTTTGCTGTTCACACAAAAAACAGAAACGGTGCTTTCGGCATCGCCGCTGGATGGCACTTTTATTTGTGCGCTAGAAACTGCGGCAACACACGTTTCCATATCTTTCATCCTAAATTCCCTTTCTATTTGTCCGCCACCAGTTGAAAGTGTGGCTATATAAATTAATAGCACTGATGTTTCCATTGGTATAACCCCTCATTCAACGCGACCGTTGGCCGCCAGTTCATTGTTTTGCGCCGTGCCGCGGCGCGTTAATTCTGCGTTATACGTCGCGTTGTTTTTGTAAAATTTTTGAGCATTTGTCATGCTTATATTGTCGCCTGTTCTTATTGCAAACAGGGCAAATAAACGGGGTAAACACCCCTTGCCTTGTTGCAAGTTGCCGCGCTCTTTCTTCTAAAGCATCTATTTGGTCATATCTGACACTGCTGCCTGGGCTTGCGTTTCTTTTTGCCATTGTTTACCCCTCTGTATAACCCCTCATACAAGCCGACGTATTAACGCCAGCGGTTTCGTTTGGCGCACCAAAGGCGCGGCTTAATTTTGCATTAGGAGTGAGTTCGTGGTGTGCTGTTACGCCAAAGAGGGATTCAGCCTTACCGTCTCCGGGGTGCCCCCTCACTTCCGCCAAGCATCCCCGCTCCCTCGGTTTCAGCACCATGCCTTTGGTGTCGCTGAGCCGCTCTGTAGCACTTGGGTACTTCGCCTCACTCTTTAAAAGGTGGCTGCTTCTAAGCCAACTTCCCACAAACTCACTCCTAATTTTTTACTTTCTTTGCTTTTTAGTTATAAGTGCGTTACAAGATAGGCGAATTCCCAAGCTACACCAATTATCGCAAATGCTGTAGGCCAATTCATATTATCTCCTTTTGCTGTTGTGTTGCATAAACCATCATTTAGAACGGCGGTTCATAAAAATTATCCGCATTATTATTTACGGGATTATTAGATTGTGCCTTATTATCCGGCGCATACATTGATACCAGTATTTCGCTATTCCCCCTGCCAAGTTCAAGCGCACAAATTCCGGCAAGCGTAACCAAGTCAAACCGCGCATATTCGCCCTTTTGGTTTTCCTCAATCGTGCCAACTTGCTTATAACGGCCTTTTTCCTGCCCGTTACGGTCGGTGTATGTTCCTGTTTTAATGCTTAGTAGATATTTGCTCATTATTTATCCTTGTTAAGTTCAGTTAATAGAGAATCTGCCCATTTAACGGCATACACGGACATATTATCTATAGTCCCATTATCTGGGTGTGCTGTATTAGGATCTGCCGCAAATCCAGCCATTATCTGAATTGCGGCATATTCGCGCTTAGACATGCCGCGCATAGGTATTATGCCGTGGGCGGATTCTGGGGAAAACGGGAATGCTGGTTCATTTGCTTGTTTTTCTGTACTCATTGTTGCCCCTGTAATTCATTAAGTCTGAATGAATCTAATTTATCCGAGATTATCTGCTCAAAATCAGACTGCTGTTCAGGCGTTAGCCTTTCACAAATAGCCGTAACCTGCTCCATTGTTTCGGCTGCGTCTATTTGCTGGTCGATAGGTGTTAGTTCCAGTTTCTTTTTATCTTTCTTGACGATTATATCCTGTGTTCTGTTTTTGGATGGTATAGACGACCAAACCGCGCTTAATTGTGCTAATGTCTGGCATCCGTAGATTGCATCAGTCCAATTAGTTTCTGATTTAGGTGTAGCTGGCGCGGGCTTTTGCAATTGCTTGTTATGGTCTAGGATAGACACCTTTTTATCATCCGCAAGCGCATCCACTTGGTCGTCTTCAGTAATTTCCATTGCCTGAACCCACAAGTAGCGTCTGACATAGGTTTGTTGCGCTCCTATGTTTTGTATTGGCGTGCCTTGTCGTAACCCTGCTTCCGCCTTAAGGCATGAAAACTCAATAGGTGCACATTCTTGTTGGGTGTCGTGAATACGCAAGTAAGCATACGATTCTCCACTAAAATCAGTAATACCAACAAGCCCTATCTCATGGAAGATATCATTTATTGCTGGCATGAAGTCTTTAAGTTCAAAATATTTAAATCCAGCCCCAAACGCATTTTTCCCTGTTTTTTGCAAGTTAGCATCATTGAGCCGCTTTCTTGCTTCTTGTAACTTTGCATAAATACTTTTATTCATCGTCCGTCCTTGCGTCTGCCTTTGCGTTAATTTCATAATCCAATGCAGCCATTTTTTCAATCCATTTTATAGCTTCATGGATAGGATTGCGTGTTTTGTGGTCAATAAGCCCAATCCTTGATAATTCACTGCGACAGCATTTGATTGCTGTTATGGCTTCTTCATTCATTGCTCAACTCCTGCTCACTTTTTCAGCCAATTCCAACACAAAGTTATTAACAACCAAGCTATCCATTTCTAAGGCCAATTCATGCGCCATAATCATTATCTTGGCGCGTTCTTTTGCTCGTTCTGTTTCGGCAAATTCCAGCATTTCTGCCGCATCAAATACGTTAGTTTTCATAGCTCGATTTCGCCACTGTTCAATCTGGTGCAAACGTCATTGATAACTTTATCAATATGGTATGTATACAATGGGGATGGGTTTACATCGCTAATAACAATCCATTTCCCAGAGTGGTCAAAGCATGGTCTACAATTATGCTGTCCAACTATAGGCACATATTCACCATATTCCCTAATGACCGAATTAAGCCTTGAGACAGCACGTAAAAGCTTATGCTTTTCGATTGCGTCTTCTTCTGTCTTGCAGATCATTGAGGAATCTACAAATCCATCGAGCCACATTGTAGAATAATATGGCGCAGAGTTATCGGTAGGATAGCCCCAGCCCTTCTTTAATGGCTTCCACTTATCTTTTTGTGGCTCTTGTTTTGGCTGCTCGCGTTCCAATAGCTCTATTGTTGCATCAATGACTTCATTCAATACAGCATATATGTGACCAGTGCCAATAGCACCAGCCTGGTTTTCACTGGTTTTTAAGTTTCGTAATTTTTCGATTTTGTCTTTCATCGGAATAGCCCCTTTTCAAAGGGAAATAAGCATTCGTTTAGCTTCTCATAATCGTCGTCATAATCGCCCGTAATGTCGGTACTGGCGGTTATGATGTCGTCACCGCGCTCATCCATTAATCGCTGTTTTATGCGTGTAGAATAATTTACTGTCTTGATAGCTACTTCCTCACTATTAGCTTCAATTAAGCCGGTTGCTTGCGTGGTTAATGTGACTTCATAAATAGGCATATATCCACCTAACAACAGTCCAAAGACCGATAAAGCATAATCCTGAGAATATCCCGCATAGCAAAAATGCGGCAAATATATTGGCTTTTTTAGGCTTATTAATTTCTAGAAAAAATTCTTCGTCTAGCATCAGTGCATCACCTTTACTTTTATGTTGCCTCTTGTTTCAGCGAATTCCAGCATCTGATATCCTATATAAAAAAGCTCCGATATTTTTTCAAAATCTTTAACAATATTGTTTGGTATCGCTTCACTAAACAATAACACGCGCTTACCGTTAAGATAGCCATGCACCATGTGCAGATAAGTTCCGGCACTGATTTTTAAATGGTTTTCCATATTTAACTATCCCATGAATCGGTTAATTGCTTAACAAGCAACAGAAAAATTCCGCAGAATGCAGACAACATGCCAAACACGCATAAGACCGGGGTTATAAATTCAAATAAGTTCATTGTCTTTAATAATCAAATACTGGAATTATCAACGGCAGGTGCATGTAATTTCGGAAACTACCATCAATAATTTCACAGCCATGATCGTTAAACATGTCTTCTGTCATTAGCTCGCTGTCTTCGGCCAATTCTTGAATAGCGATCATTGCCATATTATCAGCCTCACTTCCATCGCTTGTTAGTTTAATTACGCCTTCTATAATTTCTACTTTCATGCCCTCACCTTTGGGTAAAATTAAATGTTCCTGAAAATATCTTTGCTTCCACTCCGTCAATACCGATGAGTCGAAACCGAAATAGTGCTATCAGTCACGCTTTCAACGTGCTGCAAATGCTCCTCTGCCGATTTCATTTCTTTGCGCGCCTGCTCTGCCTTCAGGCGTAGGCACGTTATTGCGTACTCTTTCGCAGAATCGAAATCCTCAAAATACCTAACGCCATCGGACCCTTTCGAAACCCGCTAACCTCCAATAAAAACCGATGCGTCAGTAACCTTTTCCGCTACGACTTTGACAAACTCGAAAGTCCATCGAGACTTAACGCGCCACACGTCAACCATACTGCTCCCTCACTTTTGGGTAAAATTAAATGTTGTGTAAGTATTGCACGTAAGCAATATCATGTCAAGCTATATCGTGAAATATTATTGACTTGACAAATTCCAACAATTGCATATATGCTATATGTTATGAATATACAAACACTGCTAGAGAACCTATCTCAACACCTGTCTAATCGCAAAATTGCCTCTTTAGTTGGGGTTCATCCTACAACTATAGGCAGGTTACGCACCGGTAAAGTTAACAGTGACAGAGCATCGTCTAAAACTATACGAGCTTTAGAACTACTGGCAATAAATCTAGGGGTGAAGTGATGAAGATTGCAGGACAAGACCATGCCACGCTTGGGAAGCTGCAATGAACTTACATAAATACACGGATAAGCCGATGTCTGTTACCGATTTGTTCAAAGAAACTATCTTCTTTTGTGACAATAAGAAATCTGCCTGGAAATGCGCGAAATCAACTTTTAAAGACATAACCAAGTTGAGCAAAGCACTAAAGCATAGGTTATGACGAACAGTTACTTACCGTATAACGCAAAAGTAAGATGACCGCCTGGAGACGAGGATAAATATCACTATGACGGCAAACCAAGACACCAGTGAGCAAATCTGTGTTACGGAGGCGGGTCAGCTTGACTGCCGGGTTAGGCCGATTGCAACTGGCTATGTTAATTACGATGTTAGGGTTAATTGCCCTAATTGCAAAAAAGACATTTATTTAAACCAATACCCGTACAACGATGAAGAAACCGATTTTTCATTGACGGATGACGAACTTGGCTTGGCGCTTTTTGGAACAAAAACGAAGCCTGCGACTTGGGATAATTTTGAAATTGAATACCAGTGTTGCAAATGCAGAAAACCGTTTGTATTAACTGGTATCGAAATATGACTAGCGGCCGTCCGCTGCAAAACAAGGTTAGGCCTGCGGGCCGGAGAGAAAGACGATGCACCTCAAGATTTCTGGCGTTCGCGTCATGTTCCAAGCCGTCGAATCGTTCGCCTTTGACGAGGCCGCTTGCGAACTGGTGGTGAGAACAGTCAGCGGCGCAGAACATCGGCACTCGGTGCTGGACAAGGCAGAGGCCGACAAGATCGCAGACGCGCTTATTGAGCGTATGTCGCTGTGTGATTCGTTGTGATGCCTAACGCAGAATTAAGCCGCGCTGCACCGGCGCGAAACGAAGCCGCCGACGGCAAAGCGTCGGCTTGAATGAGGGGTTATACGTGAATGATAATTGGATACTTGGTTACGTTATTGAGTTTTCTGACGGCGGTGAGCCTGAAATTCAAATTTTACACAAGGGGTCAGAAGAAAGTTGCGAAAAAATGGCTAATTTACTGCCAGCCGTGTCATATAGCGGCGACAGGCCAAACCCAAGTGCTTCGCTTAGATGGATGCCTGTTGGAAGTGACGGATAACGCAAAGCTAAGGGGCGCGATTGATGAGTGAAGAAACACCACAAACGGTGGGCGCGTCCCACTTGAGCGACGGGTTAGGCTGAAATGATAAGATTTTGTGACGAATGTGGTTTGCCTTTGAATAATGAAGAAATTGAATATTACGAGACACGGTGCGAACAGTGCGAGCGGGAATGGCTTGAGGACATTACAGCTTGGCGCAAAGGAGCTAAAAATGACAAATTTGACAAGCTTTATTCGATTGCCCGGATTTTAAACTGATGAACGAATTACAAAAAGAGCTGTGCATAGGTTTTACTTTTGGGTTTATAGCCGCTTCTGGGCTATTTTTGATTGCCTTGGTATTTTTTACCGATTGTGCCGCCTAACGCAAAGCTAACCGGGCGCGACAATGACGACAATTAAACAAGACAATGCTTCAAGCGCTCCGGTTGAGCGACGGGTTAGGCTGGGAATGATTAATAAAAGAATTAAAATTATTGCAGCGATAATTTATGTTGTTGTTGCAATTGTAACATTCGGCGATTCTGCCGTATTTTTTGAGAAACGAGGCATTGCGGAAGTTGAATATTGTCGCGCTAACGCCGTTAATCCGATGTGGTGTGATTTAAAAAAGTCGATGGGTTTTGCCGCATTAGCATCAACTGTTGCTTGGCCTTTTTACTGGTCATACAGGTTTGCATACGACGGATAACGCAGAGCTAACCGGGCGCGGCCAGGAAAGCTAAACAATGAAACCGTACTATAACCGCGCTCCGGTTGAGCGCACTGTTAGGCATAGTTTTAAAAAGCAACATATCATCTAGCGGCCTAGGAATACTGTTTACTGGGAAATGCGGATTAAGCAACCGCCGTAGTCGTCTAAAGCCTAGGGCACCCGACCACAGAAACGCAGGTTCGAATCCTGCT